AACAAATACTGAGATATCAGCAGAGGAACTATCTGATGACGAACTTAACAAGAAACTCAGAGAGCTTGGTCTTAAAGATTGATGAAGCATTAGCTTCTCTTAGAGAATACAAAGAAGAACTAGATAAGCTATACCATATTGAAGCTATTGATTACGATACATATCTAGAAGTGCTAGATGAAATGGGTATAGTCGTATCACAACTAATCATGGATATGAGGATTGCCCATGACTACAAAGGACATACAGACGTATTGCCTCATGGGACACTGCAACAACCCCAAGCAAATTAAGAAAGATGTATGCGATGGATGCTACTACAGATTTCATGGTGAGCTTGGAATGCATATGTCAGAAGTAGTACGTCTAATGATTAAACGTGCTATAGAACGCAATAAGTTTGAGGTTAAAGTAACTAAGAATGACATTTATGAAGTTTGGCCTAGTGATAATAGCTGTGTTATTATGGACACTCCTTTTACCATTGGGGGTGACCTCGACACCAGTCCTTCCTTGGATCGTATTAATCCTATTAGGGGCTACGTGTCTGGCAATATTCAGATAATAAGTAATTTAGCTAATCGGATGAAAAACAATGCAGATGATGAACAACTCCTTAGATTCTCACACTACTACATCGAGTACTACAGAAAGTGGTATGTGGAAGGAAAGGTGGGAAAAGATATTAGGGCATCCAATTGAAGAACCAATGGATGAATTAGATTGGGCTGCTTATCATGAGTATTTATTATTGAGGACTAAAGAATATGAGCAAGAAAAACAAGAGCTTAGAGATTAAATACGAAGGGCAAGAAATCTTAGATGATGATTGTCAACTAACTGTTGTATCAGTAGAAGATAATAAAGTAGTATTCCATATTGATGATGAGAAAGACTGTGTGTTTACTGGTAAAGATATTGTGCATCTATTAGTAGCAGAGGGTATCGTAGCCATGTTAACTAAAGTAGTTAATCAAAAAGATGGATATAGTTATCTTATAGGAGAGTTAGATGGGGAAAGGATCGAAACCTCGTCCAATACAGAACAAGGACAAGTTTAATGACAACTGGGACAGTATATTTAAAGCTAAAGAAAGCATACCTAAAGATGTTAAAAGCGTATGCAAACCAAAAGATCAACAAAGGTCATAAGCTTTACGATAAAGTTCTTAAACTTGAGTTAGAATTAAAAGAGGATAAGTAATGTATAAAGATGATCAAGAGTATTATGGCACACACTTTTGGTATGACCCAGAAGATAATGAGTTCTGTCTTAATGTTGTATGGAAGTTTGAAAAGGGTTATGATATTCCTGACTCATGGCACTTGCAATCTGTTGAGTTAGAAGACTATAGTGATAGTTTACCACAAGGCTTGATTGAGGAAGTTAAGTGGATGTGTGGGACAGACAGAGAGATCTGGCGTTATGTTGAAAGAGAAGGTCCGTATTTCCAAATGGAAGAGGTAAACTACTCATGAGTAACTCAAGTGCTTTAGTAAACAAGATTGATTCTATCTCAGAAAAAGTAGAGAAAGTCATGGAACAAATGTATGGATACTATGAGGAAGCTGATCCATCAGAGATATATTTTGCTGAAACAGGAAGTAGTATGAAAGAGTTAGAAGAATGGGATGTGGTAAACAAACCACAACATTACCATAAGAATGGTATGGAAGTCATTGATATCATTGATGCTTTTACTCCTGACTCTTACAGCTACTGTATGGGTAACGCTATTAAATATTTATTACGTCATCAAGATAAAGGTAAACCAGCACAAGATTTAGAAAAATGTGTATGGTATATTAACCGTATGATTAGTGATTGGCGTAACCAATAAACCAAACTAGAGGATAAACCTATGAGCACCTTGCTCTTTGACATAGAGGCTGATGGTCTAAATGCAACAAAAGTATATTGTATTGTTACAATTGATACAGAAACTGAAGAAGTTAAAACCTATGGACCTGATGCTTTGCATGACGGAGTGGCTAGTCTTCTATCCGCTGATCGCCTTGTCGGCCATAACATTATCGGTTATGACATTCCTACCTTGGATCGCCTTTATAATACTTCTCTTCTAAATAAACCAGTGCATGATACCTGGGTTATGTCCCAGACGCTACGCTACACCCGTACACACAAGCATGGACTAGCTGGTTGGGGTGAGTACCTTGGAAACAAAAAGATCGAGTACAGCGACTGGAGTGCGTTCTCAGAGGAAATGCTACAGTATTGTATCCAAGATTGTAAAGTCAACTTAGATGTGTACAAAGTATTACTTAAAGAATACGCTACAATCTACAAGAAGAATCCAATGATTCGTGATGGGTTACAAGTAGAGCAAGCAATTGCTAAAGTAAATGTTATGATGCGTACTGATGGTTGGAGATATGATGAAGATCTAGCCAAGCAAACAGAAGCTATGTTTGTAGAACGTATGCATCAAATCGAACGCATCTTAGAACCTAAGCTAGGAACATATGAGGTATTCATTGACAAAGAACCTAAGACACCTAAGTTTAAAAAGAACGGGGAGTACGCTGCTGCTACCGTTAGGATACTCTCAGAGTACTTTGGTAAGGAAATCAAACCAACAGACACCCATCTCATGCCAGCAGGTAAACAATTCCAGCGGTCCAAAGTGGAGCAAATTGACTTGGGGCAAATCGCTTTAGTCAAAGAGTGGTTGTTATCTCAAGGTTGGGAACCTGATGATTATACTCGTAAGAAAATGCCTGATGGTTCTTGGAAGAACATGGGTCCAAAACTTACTGATACCTCACTAGAAAAGTTTGGTACAGATGGTAAGATGATCTCAGAGTATTATACTTTACGTAATCGATTATCTGTCCTTGAAGGATGGAAGGAGAAAGTAAAAGATGGTAGACTCCACGGAAACATGTGGACTATTGGAACTCCGTCGTTCCGTTGCAGACACGAAGTCATTGTTAACCTCCCTTCAGTTGATGCTACCTACGGTAAGCCAATGCGAACAGTTCTCAAGTCAGATGAAGGTGATGTCATCGTTGGATGCGACTCTTCAGGAAACCAGCTTAGAGGATTGTGTCACTACCTTAAGAACCCTGAATTCACAAATGAAATCATTAATGGAGATCAGCACCAGCGTAATGCAGATGCTCTCTCAAGAGCAATAGGGAAAGAAGTTAGTCGTCAGACTGCTAAAGGTTTCCTATACTGCTATATGTTTGGTGGTGGTGATGCTAAGTTGGGTGAGGTGTTGTCTGGATATCGTAACCCTAAAGTAGGTAAGGTAGCCAAGGATGCATTCTCTAAAGCAATCAAGGGATTGGGTGAGCTTAAGCAGAAGATAGAACGTGAGTGGGAAGAAAAGAAACTTACTCAAGGTATTGGTTGGATTGAAGGACTAGATGGTAGACCTGTCTTTGTACCTAGTCAACACCAGTGTCTTAACTATCTACTACAATCAGCAGAAGGTATCACATGTAAGGCAGCAGTAGCATACGCTATGGAAAAGATACAAGGAGAAAACTTACGAGCTAAACCACGTATCTTTTATCATGACGAGATGGCATTTACTGTACATCCTGATGATGCTGAACGTGTAGGAGAGATTCTTAAAGAAGCTTTCCAAGAAGCACCCAAAACATTCGGCATTGAATGTATGGAAGGTGGTAACTATGTCATAGGAGAAAGTTATGCAGATGTACACTGATGATCCATTCGGTAAAGCAATAGAAAATGCAGATAAAGAGTTTGATAATAACCCAGAAAACTTTCCAGTTATTGTTGACCCTAGGGCTAGAAAGCCTAAGGTATATACATCGGGTATTACTCTTATTGATGCTGACTCTATCCTCTTTAAAGTATGTTGTACACAAACCACAAACAGTGGTATTCGTAAACACATCAAAGAAGAACTTAGCTACATCGATAGGAAATGTATGTATGATCGTGTACAAATTGCCTTAAAAGGTAAGGGTAACTTTAGATACAATGTATTCTCTGACTACAAATCTAATCGTCCAAACTTAGATGAAGATCTACGTGAACGATTAAACTATGCTCATGAATGGGTACTAGATAACTACCCTGCAGTAACTGCTGATGGGATGGAAGCAGATGATCTAGTATCTATCTGGGCATGGGAAGCATTGAATAAAGAGATGCCATACATTGTTGCACACATTGACAAAGACTTAGATCAAATCCCCGGTGAACACTTTAACTTCAATAAGAAAATAAAGTATACTGTATCTGCTATGGATGGATACAGAAAACTTATTGAGCAGTGGATCACTGGAGATAGTGCTGATGGTATCCCAGGAATTAAAGGATACGGTCCAGCCAAAGCTAAGAAGGCTATCAATGGGGTACTACCTGAGAATCTAGAAGATTGCGTCAGGAGGCTGTACAAAAACCTAGGGTATGATCAAGAGTACTGTCAACAAATGTATGACTGTGTATACATGCTACAATCGTGGGACGAATTATATGTACATGAACCATCGCTTAAACCTGAAACCGATATCAGCGAACAGGATGTTCTATCGGATGAAACAGAAGACAGCGGACTACAAGAACTATCAGAATGATATAAGGGATTTAATCATTCTCTCTGATGGTAATCAATTTGAATGGCCTTTCGGTAAGGATGAGCATGTGTATTTCAATGTGCATGTTGGTCTATCAAACAAAGCAGCAGACTTAGACAACATCATTAAACCACTGCTGGATACATATCAATCTATGTATGAACCGTTTAATGATAAGAACGTATATGGAATCTCCCTGATGAAGCAAGTTGTTTCTAAGGGAGATGAGTATTTAGATGTCAGTATTATAGGAATAAATATAAATGATTCAAATGACAACGCCTAAAGACACTTACACTGTAGACTATCCACAAGCAGTTGAGTATCGTAACAAACAAGCAGCTATCTTTTGGCCTCCAGAAGAAGTTAAAGTGGGTAAAGATAAACAAGATATCCTAGTCAACATGACACCAGCAGAACGTCATGGTGTTATTACAACGTTAAAACTATTTACTAAGTATGAATTAATTATTGGTGAAGAGTTCTGGTTGACTAAGGTTATGGAAGCTTTCCCAAGACCAGAGATTCAATCGATGGCATCTTTGTTTGGAGCTATGGAGTTGTCAGTACATGCACCATTCTACGCTAAATTAAATGAGGAGTTGAACCTTGCAACAGATGAGTTCTATAATTCGTACCTTGAAGACCCAGTACTATCTGATCGAATTGAGTTTCTTGATACGATACTATCTAGTAAAGACCTCGCTTATTCGTTGGCTGCGTTCTCTTTCATTGAAGGTGCAGTATTATATTCAAGCTTTGCCTTTCTAAAACATTTCCAAACTAATGGGAAGAATAAACTATTGAATGTAGTGTCTGGTATTAACTTCTCCGCACGAGATGAAGCATTACATTCAGAAGCTACTGGTTGGTTGTTCCAGCAATACACTAAAGAAGCAGGGATAACTCACGAAGATTACGAAGAAAAGATTAAAGAGATCGCAGAAGTAGTCTACGGTCATGAAAAAGCAATCATTCAAAAGATATTCTCTCAAGGAGATATCGAAGGTATCACAGAAACACAGTTAGATTCATTTGTTAAGTCTCGTATTAATATCTGCTTACGTAATCTAGGTTACAAAAATATGTATGAAGTAACATACAACCCTATCGCTGAATACTTCTACAAGAGTATCAATGGGTATAGTATGAATGACTTCTTTGTATCAGTGGGTAACCAGTATGAACGATCATGGACAGGAGAAGGGTTTACCTTTTAACCCATCAGACTTCCCTGTAACAAAACAAAAAGTATTTATGGATGATGGTAGAATCTTTATGAAAGAAACTACCTACCATACAAGTAATATAAAACTAAATGATTACACCTGTAGATGGGTAGAGATACCCTCTCAGGTTGAACCTAAGCCCACAGGTAACAATAATATGAGAATGTATATAGGAAAGTATGCATCGTATTATTGGCAAGAGTGTGGCTGTTATGTCAGACTAAATCAAGAGTGTCCTCACGGGAGTAGAGACAGTTGAGTATTTATAATAAACTATCAGAAGAAAGAAAGAAGCTGCAAGCAGATGGTGAATGTCCTGAATGGTACACTACTGGAGGGTATCAATTATTTAAAGAAAAGTATTCTTACCCAGATGGAAGTACTCCTAAGCAACAATACAGACGTATCGCAGATACACTAGCAGTACACACAGATAACCCTCAAGTATGGAAGGAGAAGTTCTTTGAATTGTTGTGGAAAGGATGGCTGTCCCCATCAACGCCTGTTCTTGCTAATGTTGGAACAACCAGAGGACTTCCCGTCTCTTGTGCAGGATCGTACATTGGAGACAGTGTTGACTCAATCTATTCCGCCAAAAGAGAAGTGGCAGCTCTTACGAAACAAGGATTCGGAACTGCGTCATACATTGGAGATATTAGACCACGAGGTGCAGAGATTAGCATCGGAGGGAAAGCTTCAGGCACTCTTCCAATCTTAAAAGGATTCCAACATGACATGGAGTATGTAGCACAAGGTACTTCACGTAGAGGTTCTTGGGCAGGTTACTTACCCATTGAGCATGGGGATTTCTATGAGGTCTGCGAAGATCTCCAACACAATCCAGATGGTAATAACATTGGATGGTGTGTATCCCAAGACTTCATCGATAAGATGCAAGCAGGGGATAAAGAATGCATTGATCGTTATAAGAAAGCAATGCATACTAAAATGCTTACAGGTAAAGGATACTTTTTCTTTCCTGATAAAGCAAATGCCAAACGTCCTGAGTGGTATATCAAACATGACTTGGATATTAAATCACCACAGTTATGTGCAGAGATTATGCTACACAGCTCAGAAGAATACACATACACTTGTGTGCTATCTTCAATGAACCTAGCAACCTACGATGAATGGGAAGGAACAGATGCAATCTACACAGCGACAGTATTCCTTGACAGCGTATGTCAAGAGTTTCTGGAAAGGAGTAAAAACCTACCGGGGTTGGAGAAAGCTTGGCTATTCACGAAGAAAAGCAGGGCGTTGGGCTTGGGAGTCTGTGGTTTCCACACTGCACTCCAACAAAGAGATATAGTCTACGGTTCATTTGAATCGATGATGTTTAACAATAAAGTTTTTAAGGAGTTAGAAGATGAATCAAAACGAGCTAGTAAATACTTGGCAGAAACTTGGGGAGTCCCTGCTTGGATGGAAGGGTATTCCTACGCCAATACTCACAGAATCGCTATCGCACCCACTAAGTCAACAGCCCTTATCATGGGAGGAATCTCTGAAGGCATTAACCCTGACACAGCAATGGTATACACTCAACGTACAGCTGCTGGAGAAGTCGATCGAATTAATCCAACACTATACAAACTCATGCAAGAGCGAGGAGTCTACAACAAAAGAACAGTAGAACGTATCCGTGATAACATGGGGTCTGTTCAAGAAGAAGAGTGGTTAAGTGATCATGAGAAAGAAGTATTCCGTACTGCCTTTGAAATCCCACAGAAGTCAGTGGTTCAGATGGCTTCTGCAAGATCGAAGTACATCGATCAATGGCAAAGTCTTAACCTGTTCTTTAGCGCAGAAGAAGACGAATCCTATATCAATGAGGTACACAAGGAAGCTTTCTTAGATCCTAACATTCTTGCTCTGTACTATGTGTATAGTAAAGCAGGAGTCCAAGCAAGTAAGGATGAATGCATGGCTTGTCAATAGGAGTAAGTATGAGTGGGGATAACAGTAATCCTACAGATAATTCAGTTAATCCTATTCAGTGGATTACTTCTCACCTCTTACCTGACGGTACGAATAATGTGGAAGCAACACAGCGAAGAGGTGAAGAACTTGAAGCTGAAGCGGAACAACTTAGAGTTAGAGGTGAACAACTTGCAGTTAGAGTTGAAGCTCGCCAGACAGACAATCATGGAAATGAAGATGGAGATGGTGAATGAAAGTCAAGATGGGTAAGTACACTGACTCTGAGCAAGAAGTTAAAGTTCGTATTGATCATTGGGATACATGGAACATGGATGTATCCCTAGCTCATATCATACTACCAATGCTAAAACAAATGGTAAATGATAAACAGGGAGCACCTAACGTAGATTGTGAAGATGTTCCTGAAGAGTTAAGGGTTACTGATACTGAACTAGAATCTTATAAACAAACTGGTGAAACAGATACTCATTTCTTTGATCGATGGGATTGGGTATTAAATGAAATGATTTATTCATTTGAAACTAAAGTAAGTGATGAGGATGTCTTATCACAATACTGCACTGTAGATAAACTAGAAGAAGCCAAGAAAGTACAAGAGCGTATTAGTAATGGGTTTAGATTGTTTGGTAAGTACTATGAAGCATTGTGGACATAGATAATATATGATCCATATATGTTGCTTTTGGGTGTAAATGGGTATTATAATGTACATATATGTTGCTTTTATAGTGCATTCGTGTACACCTATTAGCGCATAGAAATGTCATAACTGTAGTTTATTAGCGCATAAAAATGCATAGTATATCTATGCAAAGGAGGATACATGATTAAGTTTGAATACATACCGTGGAAGCCTACGTTTGCTGATGCATCAGAGCCTTCCCCTGTGAAAGGACTAACTATGACACTGTGTGATAGCGTCACATGGCAAGAGGCAACGACTGAGTTCCATAACTTCCTACGTGGGGCAGGGTATGTGGTCCCGTATGACTTTGAGGAGAAAAACACATGAAGACAGGAACAATTCAAGTAAAAGACTACGTTGAACATGAGGATGGATCTGCAACACTGGTTGTGGATACAGACACAGAGGCTACCCGACTGCTAGTTGAGGTGGGTCTACAACGGTTGCTTGAGAAGGCTATGAATAATGAGGATGGCTATGAATTTAAAGAAGGTGTATCTGAAGCTACTGAAGGCTCAATGCAAAAGGAATTGGGACAAAGCGAGAAAGCTTAATGCCAAGATTATAGGTTTAGAATTAAAACTTAAAAAGAAAAAGTAATTCATCGTGAGGACAATAGAATGACTTTAGAAGAACTAGAAAGAAAGGTTTACTCTTGGGGTGTAACACGTGGTATCTTAGTCAATGGTAAAGCTGAGACTCAAACCCTGAAGCTTACCTCAGAGTTAGGTGAGTTAGCTGATAACATTGCCAAGGGTAGATACAAAGAAGCCAAAGATGATATCGGTGATATGATTGTTGTGTTAATTATGATAGCTGATCTAATTGGTACAGACATAGCACAGTGTCTTCAAGTAGCTTACGATGATATTAAAGATCGTAAAGGTTACTTGAATGAGCAAGGAGTGTTTGTTAAAGAAGGTGATGAGGTGTAGTATGTTGCTTCACGAAGATACCTTTAACAACAAGAAGTTTAAACGAGCAGAAAAGATTAACAATAGAAAGCCAAAGAAGAGGACATACTATGGCAAGCGCAATTGGAGAGATTGGGACTAGTAACTGCGTGAAGAGACACCAACCGTGTGATGATTGTGGGAGCAGTGATGCTCTCGCAGTCTATGATGATGGACACACATATTGTTTTAGTTGTACTAAATACACAGCCCCACCTAGAGGATCAAATATGGGAGCAGAAGTTATTGAATTTACAGATAGAGATACTATTGAGTCAGTGGGAGTTATTAGTTCTTATCGGAGTTATCCTATTTCTACGAGAAATCTACGTCAGGAAGTAGTAGATCACTTTAATGTTAAGATGAGTGTGAATGAAGATGGTATGCCTGAAGCACACTACTATCCATACACTCGCAAGGATAAACTAGTAGCTTACAAGAAGCGTACTCTACCTAAAGACTTTTCTGTCATTGGTAACTTTACTGGGATTGAGTTGTTCGGTCAACAACAAGCAATGGAATCAGGTGGTTCTAAACTAATCATCACAGAGGGTGAGCTTGATTGTCTTGCTGTAGCTCAAGCAATGTATGAAAGGTATGATAGGTATAGCTCTGTTGTATCTATCCCTTCAGCATCTCACGTTAAGACTATCCTAGATAATCGAGAGTTCATTAAGAAGTACAAAGAAGTTATCTTAATGTTTGATCAGGATGACGCTGGTGAGAAAGCTGTAGAACAAGCTGCTAAGATTATTGGTGCTGAACGTATCAAGGTAGCTAAGTACAACTACAAAGACCCATGTGAGTTATATCAAGCAGAAGGTAGCCAAGGTATTGTCTCTGCTTTCTGGGGAGCATCTCAGTATAACCCTGCAGGTATCCTAACTGGTGATGCTATTTGGGATAAGTTTATTGAACGTAAGAACATTGAAAGTGTAGCTTACCCTGATTGTCTTGGAGGATTGAATGATAAACTCGGAGGTATACGACAAGGTGAGATTACTCTATTTACTTCTGGTACTGGTAGTGGTAAGAGTACTGTTATTAAAGAGATCGTTCTTGATGTACTGGACAAGACTGACCACAAAGTTGGCCTCATTTCTCTTGAGGAATCTGTTGGTGATACTGCAGAAAAGTTCATTGCAATGCAGCTTCAACGACCTCTCATTGGAGATCCAACTCTCACGGATGATGAGCTACGAGAAGGTTTCAAATCTGTATTCGGAGATGAACGACTTGTTCTTCTTGATCATCAAGGATCTGTATCAGACGCTAGCCTTCTGGAAAAGATAGAGTACATGGCGTTAATGGGTTGTAAATACTTAGTACTAGACCACATTACTATTGCTGTATCGGAAGGATCGGAAGGTCTTACAGGTAACGAAGCTGTAGATAAAGTAATGTCAGACTTACTTAAGATTGTGAAGAAACACAATGTATGGTTAGGTCTTATCTCTCATCTACGTAAAGCTCAAGGTGGTAGATCTTTCGAGGAAGGTCACCTAGCATCCATCGATGACATCAAAGGTTCTGGTTCTATTAAACAGATTAGCTTTGACATCGTAGCCTTTGCACGTAACCTAGTATCAGAGTCTGACCTAGAACGTAACACGATTAAGCTACGTGTACTTAAAGCACGATTCACAGGTAACACAGGAGATTGTGGTACTGCAGTATATAATCCTAAGACAACTCGCCTCTCTGCTGGAGGTCAGTTCGACTATAGCTGAGGACATTTATGAGCTTAGATAATATAACAGGTTACCTTGTTGCCAAGATTGGTAGCAAGGGTAAACCTTCTGTTGGTGTGAGTATTCTCAAGGGGTATGGGAATGTACGCCCACACCTCTCAGAGCTTTCGTTAGTAGCACTAGACACTCTGGTGCTATACATAACACGTAACAATCCACCATCAGATCCTGCTGGTATTGCTAAGTTAACCCTAATCTCCACACGTATTGGTCATGAGGTAGCCTCTAGGTTATTTGATGATAAGTTAGAATGGAGAGACGCAGTACGTCTAGGAGATCTATTTGTAGAAGCCTTCTATCAAATGGGTTACATAGATATCAAGTACCCTAAGATAAAAGACAGTAGCTATACTGTGGAGTTTACTGAGGAAGGGCTAGAGTTTATTGATGAGTTACCGACATCATTAGATCCCTATCGTCTACGTGGTACTGTCTTTGATAAACCAAAAGATATCGAGACACTAATACAGAAACACCCATCACTCCAAGGATTAGATATTAGATATCCAATTGTCAAAGGGTGGGGTCCAGATGAAGCTACATGTTTCTTATCCATGAAAGGATTACCTTGCATAGAGGCAGCTAACAAACTGCAACAGACTCCTTGGAGGATCAACCAGAATGTACTTAATGCGGTACATAGTGTAGACCTAACAGAGGAGATCGAGGAATGTGAGGATGATCTAGAATTAGAACGTCTTAAATCTAAACAACTAAAGCTTGAGTATACTAAACGTAAAGCTGAAGTACTTAAGGATAAAACATTCTATCAACTCTTAGACTTTGACTATCGTGGTAGGATATACTATCGAGAATCAATCTTAAACTTCCAAGGATCAGACTACGAACGTGGTCTATTCTTATTTGATGAAGCTAAGATTGTAGATGAGGTAGGTCTTAAGTGGTTGAAGATACATGCTGCTAATTCATATAATCAGAGTTATAAATTATCACATATACCTGATTATTTTACGTATGATTATAACACATATCTTATAAATGAAGGATTAGAAAGTATCTCTGTTGACAAAATGTCAATCGAGGATAGGGTGCTATGGACTGAGAACAACATGGATCTCATCGAAATGGTAGTCTACTTTAACTCTCTACCTGATTGTGAGAAACCTGTCTCTTTCCTTGCTGCTTGCCATGAGCTAGTAAACTATAACAAGTTTGCTAATAGTGGATTAGATTACTATTCATCTTTACCTATACCTATTGATGGTGCTAACAATGGATGGCAACATCTAGGTGCTATCTCTAAAGATACACGTACAGGAGAGCTAGTAGGATTAGTCCCATCAGACATCCCTAAAGACTTCTATGTAGAAACTGCAAAGAAGCTAATAGAGATTACCAAAGATGAAGGACGTAGAGATATCCTTAGTCGTATGCCCATGAAGAAGATACGTAAAGGTATTAGTAAACGTGGCAGTATGACTAGAGCTTACTCAGCTGGTGCTCAAAAGATTGCAGAGAATATGTACAATGATCTACGTAAAGAAGGTTATGATGTTGAGTATGGTATTACAGAAAAGCACTGTAAGGGATTCTCACACGATCTAGTCAAAGCAATTGCAGCAGTATGCCCAGGACCACTTGAGACAATGAAGTACCTGCAGAGGATCGCACAGGAGGTCTTACATCAAAACCAATCTAGTGTATCTTGGGTTACTCCATCTGGTTTCTTTGTGAACTATGAGAAGTTCTATGAGAGACAAGAGAAAGTATCAGGTACAATTGTTGGTGTGGGTAAACGTGATCGTGTAATGCATGTAGGTTTAGTTATATCAGATAAGCCAGACCCTCGTGGGTTTGCTTGTGGTATCAGCCCTAACTACATTCACAGTCTCGATGCTAGCCACATGGCTAAAGTAATTACTGAATGGGATGGAGCATTCGGTGCAGTACACGACAGCTTCTCTACACACGCTTGTGATGTAGATGATTTATGTCAATTAACTAAACATATCTTTATTGATATGTACGATTATCCTAATTATTTTAACATGATTGAACGTAGTATTGTTAATGAAGTTAATATAATTGTAGAGCAACCTACACTAGGTACATTAAATATACAGGAGGTTACAAACAGTGACTACTTCTTCTCGTAAGAATTACAATATTAATACACTACGTGGTATGACTAACGATGATGACATGGATGTCTGTGAGACACTAGGTCTTGATACATCCTTAGCATACACACCTGAAATTATTCAAGCACAGCTAGATAAAGATGTTAAACCTGAATTACATGCTGAAGTTCTTAAACAATTAAAACCACTCATGTAAACAAAAAGCCCCCTTGGAATCCTCACGGAAACCTTGGGGGCTATTTTTTTTATTATTATAACTGTTATTATTATTATTTAGTGAGCATGATACTGAGCTACCATAATGCCACGCTTTTGTTGAGCATCAATTTCAGCAAAGTTTTTATCACGTTGACCTTTAATTTTATTAATAAATGTTTTACGATCATTAACAAAATCCATAGACACACTTAAGCCTTGAACAAAATCAAACACTTGTTTACGAGTTAAAGAAGAACTATTAGGTTCAATACCCTTAGACTCTAGTTGTTTAATAAAATCAATAGCTTTTTTATTAGCTTCTTCCGACATTTCTTCAGGTGTTTTTTTATATTTACCACCATCTTTAACATAATGTGTTGTAAGATTACGTTTAAAAAATGCTTCTAATGCTGGGTAGTGTGCTTCATATTTTTTAGTTTCTGGGTTATACGTCTGTACTTCAAAAAGCAACTCACCAATTTTACGATAGCCAGAATCCATACCAATATCAACTAACTCATTTGGGTTTTTACTTTTAATAGTTTTGTTCATAAACTTTTGCATAGTCTCAGCCATCTTATCATTAGCCATTTGTAAATAAAAATAATCCTTATTTACTTGTAACCAATTTTGATTGACTTCACGATTCATAATATCAAAGTTAAACACATCTGATTTAAAAGCATCATAGATCTGTAGACCATAACCCTTGCCAGATGAAGAAGCATTACGTAGCTTATCAGAAGATCTTCCAGAGAAAGTTCTTGCTACAGTGGCAGCATCAATTGATTGTACAGCTGCAGGATTACTCCCGCCAAATGCTGAACCTCCAATGTAACCACCCTCACCTTCATTACGAATAGCTGAAGCAGTAGCTCTCCTACCGTACTCTAGCACTGTAGATGTACGTTCATACATTGTATCTTCTAACTCAACCCCACGAACTAATGAGGTTCTAGTACTTGGCTCTCTTTCCTTACCAGTCTTCTTATCAATAGTTGCCTGTGGTTTTTCAGGAGTAAATATATTGTAAGAACTTTTACTTTTAATAACAGATGTATCAACTTCAATACCACCTAAATAGATTGGCATTTCTGTTGGTGTTTCCATCTCAAAGACTTCATCCATTAACACATGAAACATAGCCATGTTGTACATCATCTTACGAGCTTTAATACCATCCGGTGTTATTACTTCTACAAGTTGATCTACATAAATGTCAAAGAGATCTTCTACTAAAGTTACCTCTAAAGGTTTTGAAGAGGTACTGGATTTTTCAAGAACATCATAAAAGTCTACTAACTTAACAGCTTTCTCATATGTTTCTCTGTTCTTTTCGCTAAGAGATTCAATATCTATACCTTGATACTCTTCAACAACACCCATTGCTTGTGTTCTATTTAATACTAAATAGTTACGTAGGTCTGTCTTAAAAGAGTTTAACTCCTTACCATAACCAAATGTCATAGTAGTTGCTTTGTTAAGCTCACGAGTATTAAACAAAACATTAGCAACAAAGTGTAATGCAGTAACTTCTCCACCATATTTATTAATAGTAGTTTGACGGAAAATATTATGTTGATCTAAAGCGGATGTTAACTTTTCTGCTAAGACATCACGTAAGTCTTGGTTGTCTTCTACTGCGTAAATAGAATCATCTGATCTAATTACACCTGTACGTAACGCAATCTCACGAGAGCCTAACTGTACTCCGTTAGACGCTAGTCCATTTGTTTTACCATCAATGTATGCATTGTACTGTGTATGAAATTGCCTAGGGTTATTTGGATTTTTCTTATTGTACTGTAGTACTTGATCATACTCATACAAATCAATAAGACCATCAATCAAACCTAACCCATCTTCTCCCTTTTTAGAGATAGATGATATTAACTTTTGATATTTAGGATCTAACTGTAACCCTTGAAACTGAGGGAAGTCTGGATGATCTAATGGGGTTCCTTTTAAGATAGCTTCTGAAATACGATCAGTATCAATATTAGTATTATCTAATGCTTGCTTTAAAACTTCACCAAAGGACACTAGGTTTTGATAGTTTTCATTAAACATTTTCATACGTTCTTCTTGAACTAAGTCTCCAGCATCAATGCCTTTCACTTTTAAGATCATCATTGAATACATTTCACGAAGGTTTTCTTCAAGACGGCTGTTTCTTCCAGGAACCATTGTCGCAATGTCTGGACTACCCGTAACAAAACGAACTTGTTTAGAGTTCATTGGGTTAAAGTGTGTTTGCTCTACAGATAAACGACCATTAAACGCTTGTATAAAATAAGTTAAGTAGACTGACTTACCTCTATGTTTAGCAATACCATAGAGAGACTGAGCTATATTCCTCTTAAGAATCTCCATGTTTGCATCGACATTAAAGTCCTCCCTTCCATCCAGTTTAGCAATTCTTTCACGAGCTTTAAACGTAGCTATTTTGCTACTACCAAAACCGTTAATCTCTTTTGCCATTTCAATAATTTCAGGAGATGCATTACCATTTGCTAACGCAGGTAACAGTGTGGCAAGTAATATCTTTTCTCTACGAGGTATCACAGTGTGTGGGATACTTTCAAGAAACTGCACAGCTTCTAAAATAGCTTCATTATCTTTAGCATGAATAGGTTTTTTAGCACCAGACACACGAATCTTTTTAGTAGATCGTGGAGCATCAAGTGCGTCTACATGTTCCTTAGGGAAATATAACTTACGAGTAGCTTCCGATTGCCTAAACATTTCCTGACCATGATTGGTAACTCTAAACTCTACTTGACCATCAGGTCTTTGTATACGTTCTAAGTTACGAGCTTCAGGAATACCTTTATTAACTTCATAGTATAACTCCTTCATAGCATCACCAAGATAAGTCTTAGTTTGATTATCTACATCAGCAGTATTACTACCTGTAATCTTACCCCATTCAGTTAAGATCCTATCACCAAGCTCTTTGTTACGTTGCATTTTAGTAATAGACAGCTCTGGTCCTTCAACGTAATCACCACCAACTTGTGTTCCGAAGTCAGCTAGAGCAACACCTAATTCTTTTTCAACCTTACGAGTTTCACCCATTGTTTGATCAGCAATAAGATCTTCTGTAATTAAAGATGCAAGTTTTAAAAACTCTGGATTAACTACATTGACACCTGTTGCTTCATCAACAACAGTAGCATTAGTTGTATTAAATAAAGTAGCTAACTTTGATCCAGTTTGAACTTGACCAGCAGCTTCAGGTTTTGTATGAAGTAAACCTTGGATACCAATTGGTTTAGTAGGATCTAATATAATCTTAGAAAAATTATCTGCCCTGTCAAACACACCTCCATTCTCTGAAAGTGTAACGTTATGTTTACCACCTTGGAAATTATATCGATCTGTGTTTAAATTTTCTTCACGTAGCTTTATATTAGCAGCACCACGTTGATAAACTGTAGCTTCTGAATCTTTAAAGTCTTGTAATTGATCTACAGGAATGTTACGAACATCTTGCATTGCTTGAACACGCAAGTCTGGTGCTTGATAAAGTTTAAGTTTATCTTCAACAGTTTCTTGTGGAGCTTCTTGTTCTCCTAGTATCTCACTAGCATCAACACCAACACCTAAACGCTCTTGCGTCTCCCTAGCTATTACTCTTTGCAAAGTTTCTGAAGGACCAGCAGAGGGCATCGCCTCCGCTAAGTCCTGTTGTAGAGCAGCAGCAGGAGTTGTTACAGCATCCCCTTCAGGTTTAGCTTGTTGTACGGATTGAGCAGCACCTAGTTTCATTAACTTCTCCTACTAGTAATTCCAAGTATCTGTATCTTTAGATAATTGATTGTATATATTTTCAATAACATTTGCAGCTGGGCCAACAGTAGCCTTACTAACATCCCATGCTGCTTCAGGAACTTCACCTTTCGCTAAGTGTCCAGCAGCTTGACCAAATCTTAATACGTTAGCTAATGATGGTGACTCACCTGA